AAGGCGGCCAGCTGTGAGTCCGGCAGCCCGGCGTTGGCCTCGCCGGGGCCGTTGCCCTCCCAGTCCAGAGCCAGTAGGTCACCGGGCCGCACGTCGGCGTGCGCCAGGAAGTAGTCGACTTCGGCCGAGGCCGCGTTGGCCATGTGGGGATAGTGGTACTTCCCCGGCACGAGTCCCGCCGCTACGGCGGTGCGGTACTGCGAGGCCCATTCCGGGTTGACGTAGCCCAGGCCCTCACTGACCTTCGTGAAGCCGTAGGCCAGTCCGGCGGTCGAGGGCCTGGCGGACTGGTAGTCGGCCCAGTCGGCACCGTAGATCCCCATCAGCGTCCTTCCGTCCGCGCGGTCGCTCCTACACTAAGGGCGACCCCGACCAGGAGGTTCCCCATGGGCACCGGAGACCAGGCGCACCTGGCGGCACGGCGGACCAAGGCCATCGAGCTGAAGCGCAGCGGCTTCACCTACCAGCAGATCGCCGACCAGATGGCGGAGCACTACCACGGTGACAAAGCCGCCGCGTACATGGACATATCCCGGGCCCTGGCGCAGCACCGCGCCGAACTCGCCGAGAGTGTCGAGATGCTGCGCCAGATCGAGGACGAGCGCGACGACGGTATGCGGCGCACCCTGTACGCCATCCTCGCCGGCCGCCATCCGCTCATCCAGGGCGGAAAGGTCGTCACGGACCGCGACGGAAACCCGGTCCGTGACTTCGGCCCCAACATGGCGGCGATCGACCGGCTCGGCCGGATCAGCGAGCGGTACTCCAAACGCCACGGCCTGGACGCCTCTCCGTCGCTGACCATAGCTTTCGAGCAGCGCACCGACCTGGAGGCCACCGTCGTGGTGGAGGCGATCCTGGCCGGGCTCGGTGCCATCAACCTGGACCCCAGGCAGCGGATGGTCGCCCTGGAGGCTGCCCAGGCGAAGCTGTCAGCGATCGATGGCGAGGTCATATCCGATACCGGGGACCCTGCCTGATGGCCCGCACCGCGCCCGGCGTGCCAGGCGGCCGGAGTCTGCGGCCACCCGCCGGAAGATCAGTGCGGCCGAGCGCGGCAGGCACCACCCGCACCGCGGCCACAAGGCCTCGGCGGCCACCCGGGCCAAGGAGCGGGCCGAGCGCCTCGGCAGAAAGCACCCGCACAAGGGGCACAAGCAGTCCTTGGCGACCCGGGCGAAGGAGCGGGCGGAGCGCCTAGGCAAGCGGCACCCGCACAGGGGTCACCGGGAGTCTGCGGCCACCCGCCGGAAGATCAGTCTGGCAGAGAAGGGCAAGCGCCGGGCCCGGGAGTCCCGGCGCAGCAAGAGCCACCACCACCTGTCAGCGGCCACCCGTCGGAAGATCAGTGCGGCCGAGAAGGGCAGGCACCGGCACGAGCGGAAGCGCCGCCGGAAGGCCGAGGCCTGATCCACGGGCATCATGGGCCCATGCCCGGTGACGCTGAGATAGTCGCCCGCAAGGCGGCCGACCTGCTGGCCCAGCGGGTCGCCGAGCTGCGCTCGCCGCGTTGGACCCCGCTGCCGCACCAGGTGACCCCGCCGGGGGACTGGTACGGCTGGCTGCTGCTCGCCGGACGCGGTGCCGGGAAGACGGACGTCTGCGCCAACCACATCGTGGAGCACGTCAAGGGCCCCGCATGCCTGCCCGGCCCCGTCCCGCACTGGGTCGGCATCATCGCGCCGACCTTGGGCGATGCCGCCACATCCTGCTTCGCAGGGCCGTCCGGAATACGCGCCCACGACCCGACGGCCCGGATGGTGCAGCGGCCCGGCGGGCTCACCGTGATCTGGCCGAACGGTTCCGAGGCCAAGCTGTTCGGCGCCAACAGTGCCGATGACGTGGAGCGCCTCCGCTCTGGCGGGAACCGGTGCTCTGTTTGGGCTGAGGAGCTAGCTGCCTGGCGGTACCTGGCGGACGCCTGGGACCACATGAGGTTCGGCTTGCGCGCCGGGCCGCACCCGCACTGGGTCGGGTCCACCACACCCAAGCCCCGGGACCTGATCCGGAAACTGGCAGCGAACGGCATCCGGGACACCGTCGTTACGCGGGCGTCCATGTACGACAACCCGCACTTGCCGCTGTCGATCAGGGAAGCACTGGAGGACGCGTACGGCGGGACGCAACTCGGTCGGCAGGAACTCCTGGGCCTGGTGATTGACGAGGACGAGAACGCCCTGTGGAAGCGGTCCACGATTGATGCCGCCCGCATCGACGCAGGGTCGGTCCCGGATCTCGGCCGCATCTCGATCGGAGTAGACCCGTCAGGTGGAGCCGGGGAGCAGGGGATCATCGTGGTAGGCAAGTCGAAGAGGTTGCTACTGCCTCCGGTGATGCCCGTTGAGGAAGGTCTGACGCTCCCTCCGTCCAGGGCCCGCCACCAGGGCTTCGTCCTGGACGACCGGAGCTGCCACCTGTCTCCGGACGGGTGGGGCCGGAAGGCGGTCAGTGCGGCCGTGGACTGGAACGCGGACGAGATCTTCGTGGAGACCAACTACGGCGGGGCCATGTGCGTCTCGACTCTCCGGACGGCCGCCGAGGCCATGGGGGTGAACATCCCCATCCGGATCGTGACGGCCACCCGGGGCAAGGCGATCCGGGCGCAGCCTGTCAGCGCTCTGACCTCACAGGGGTATTGGAGGCATGCCGGCGTCTTCGAAGTTTTGGAAGATCAGATGACCACCTGGTACCCCGAACTCGACTGGTCTCCGGACCACTTGGACGCCTGCCTTGTAGCGGGGACCCTGGTCACCACCCGCCGGGGGCCGGTCCCGATCGAAGCGGTGACTACGGACGACCAGGTAATGACGCGACAGGGCTGGCGGCGCGTTCTGCGCTCCTGGATGACGTCCTCCAGCGAGGAGGTCATCCGCGTGGACACCCCTGCGGGCCCCCTTACCGGGACGGCCAACCATCGGGTCTGGGTGCTCGGCAAAGGGTTCGTAAGACTGGACGCCATAGTCTGGGGCGATAGACTGGGGGCATGGCATCCGAGAAGGAGTCCGTGGTCTTCAACGGCATCACCTACAGCCGGAATCCGGCATCTGGACACAGGTCGGCCCGGGTCTACTACACCGCTTACGCCGACGGGAAACGGCTTCGGGGCGTCGGTCAACTCCATACCGAGGTGTGGAAGGCGGCTCACGGAGCGAGCGGTGTACCTCGCGGCTGCGTCATCCATCACGTCGACTTCGATCCTCTCAACAACGACCCGTCCAACCTCCAGTGCGTCACCCGCCTTGAGCATTCCCGGATACATCCCGGAGACTTCGACCGGGGAAGCGCCGAGTGGCTGGCCCACCTGGACGCTATCCGGGGCCTCGCCGTGGACTGGCACCGGAGTGACGAAGGCCGGACCTGGCATTCCCAGCAGGCTACTGCCAGCTACGCGAACCGGGAGGCCCGCACTTCGGCCTGCGAGGCTTGCGGAAAGACCTACTCGACCCGGCATGCCGGAGAGTCGCGGCACTGCTCCCGAGCCTGCAACCGGCGTATGTCCGACCGGGCTGACCGGTACAGGGTGCCTGCTGAATGCCCCGTCTGCGGCGCCGGGTTCATGCAGAGCAAGTACCGGCCCGTGCCCGCGACTTGCTCCAACTCCTGTGGAGCGCATCTCCGAGCCCGTAGGAAGGCGGCCGGTCTATGACCTGACGGTGGAGGAAGTTCCGGAGTTCTTCGCCAACGGGATCCTGGTGCACAACAGCGTCTGGAACGCCTGGGGGCAGAAACTGGTGCACACCACTTCCAGGGGTACCGGCCGGTCCGGCCTCGGCAGCAAGGCTGCCTCCCGGGCCATCGGCTAGCGGACAGATCTTGAAAACACTCGGGTCATACTGCTGCCAACCGAGAGAAGGATCCCGATGAAGCCGCTGGGCAACGAGCCTGTCCTGATCACCACCTTCATATCCGCCGTGCTCTCCGTGGTGGTGACCCTGAACGTCGGTCTGACGACCGACCAGGCCGGGGCCATCACCGCGATCATCACCGCTGTCTTCGCCGTCGTGGCCGCCGTCCTCACCCGGCCGCTGGCACCTACCGCCTTCACCGGCCTGGTCGTGGCCGCCGTCGACCTGCTGGCCACCTTCCACTTCTCCATCAGCCCAGGGGTCGTCGGGGCCGTCAACGGCCTCGTCCTCGCGCTCCTGATGCTGATCTCCCGAGGCCACGTCACCCCGGTGACCCTGGTGAAGCGCACGCCTGCACCGGCACCAGCCGTCCAGGCGTGAGCGCCCTCCAGCGGGGGCTCCGCCACATCCAGGAGAAGTACGCAGGGCGTAGTGCCGAGCCTCCTGCCTGCGCTGCCGGAAGTGCGGTCGATCCGGAGCAGGCCCTGGCCGACTTCAACCGGAACCGCGGCGCGCACCTGGACTCCGAGGGATGGCCTCTGAACCAGCACATGCGTTCCCAGCGCCGGAGCAGCGACATGCTGGCGCTGCCCTGTCCCCGCTGGTACGCCGAAGAGGTCCACGCGCAGCACTCCTGGGCGGACGGCGAACTGGCCGCTCAGTGCCCCGGTCTGAGGGAAGCCGTATGAGCCTGCCACTCCTCCTGGTCCTGATGGCGCTTACCACCTACCGGGCCGCGCGGATCGTCACGAAGGACGATTTCCCGCCGGTGCTGTGGGTGCGCGACCGCCTTGCAGGCGGCTGGCGGCCACTGACTGAACCAGAGTGGGCGCTGCTCCGGAGAACGGCCGGAGACGGGGAGCCGTTCGTCCACCAGGCGGTCGACGGCGTAGAGAACCGCTACGTCAACCGGGCGGACTGGTCTCCCCACTGGCTGGCCGAACTGGTCAGCTGCCCCTGGTGCTGCTCGGGGTGGCTGGCCGGGGCACTCACCGCCGCGGTCGCGCTGACCACCGGCATCCCCGATCCCTGGCTGGTCGCCCCCGCTGTGTGGGCCGCCGCCGCCCTACTCGCCTCCAGGACTTGGTCATGAGCGCCGTATCCGTACCGACCGAAGCCGACTTCGCCGCACTGACGTCGACCGTCCAGACCCTGCTGGGCCGCCAGGCCCTGGTGCTTCGCCCTGAGGACTACGTGGCGGGCGGGCAGGATCCGGTCGACTGGACCGCCGCCTTCACCGCTCTGATGGACGACCTGGAGGGGTCCCTCGCCTCCGACGAGGGCGGCAGCGTACCGGTGTGCACGGCCGTGGTCCTGCTGTCCGGTGCGTCCTACCCGGTGTCCGGCACCATCATGGTCGCCAAGCCGGGCCGGGCCGAGGGCCTGACCATCACCGGCCTCGGCAAGCGGACCAGCGAGATCGTCAAGACCGGCCCCGGTCCACTGTTCGTCAACCAGGACCGCTGGATGGGTGTCCGGATCAGGGACTGCTCCTTCCGGGGCGCGGCCTCCGGTGCGGAGTTCCTCTACAGCTACGCCAGCACCGGGGCCCAGGACTGGGGCTTCGACAACGTCGAGTGGCGCGGCACCTGGAACTACGGCATCGGCCTGGACGGCAACAACCTCAACTCGGAGTTCGGCTGGAACAACTGCCAGGTCGGCGGGGACTACGGCATCGCCTTCCTCTACGGCGGCATGCAGCCTGCGATCAGCCAGCAGGACCAGTTCCTCAACTACTGGTTCAACGACTGCAAGATCGAGTTCAATTCGGGCACTTTCATCCGGATGGACCGCGGCGGCTTCGTGAAGTGCCAGGGCGGCAGCTACATCCTGGAGGGCACCCGGGCCGACGGCGGAATCAGCCAGTTCTTCGACTTCCCGGTAGCGGGCCATGCCGACTCCGTCCAGAAGCTGGCCGTCCGGGACGTCCGGTTCGAGCTGCGCAACGCCACCCACCGGGTCATCACCTCCCTGTGGAACGGCCAGGTCGTCTTCGACGGCTGCTCGGACACCGCGCTCGGCTTCGAGCCGTTCAGCAGTGCCCTGGTCACCTCGGACTACACCAACCCGGGCATGGTGGCCTACCGGAACTGCGACCTGACCGGAAAGCACGCCTACCACGCCACGGCACCGCTGGTCCGGCAGCTCGCTCTGTACGAGGGCTGCACCAGGAAGAACAACAGGACGGCCGCCACCTTCCTGGTGACTGACGGGGCCGATGCCTCGTCCCTGCGGTTCGTCTACGTCGCCGACGGCGACAACATCTGAGACTGGGAGCGCACCGTGGTCGACCTCTACACGCCGAGTCCGGGGGACATCGGGCTGACTCAGATCCAGAGTGGCGTGGGCCTGGGCATCAGGGCTGCTCAGTGGCTCGACGGTGACGGTTTTGTGAACTACGAACACGCGTTCGTCTACACCGGGAACGGCTGGATCGTGGAAGCCGAACCCAGCGGCGCGCGCAAGGCGGCCCTGGCCGAGTACGCCTCGAACACGGTGGCCTGGCTGCACTGCCCGGTCCAGTACGGGTCGGCCGTGGCCGCAGCAGCAGAGGCGTACCTCGGCGTGCCGTACTCGTTCCTCGACTACGCCGCGATCGCCGCACACCGGCTGCACCTCCCGGCACCGGGGCTACGGGAGTACATCGGCGATACAGGCCACATGATCTGCTCCCAGCTGGCCGACCGCGCGGCGGCCGACGGCGGCTGGCACCTCTTCGCCGACGGCCGCTGGCCGGGCTACGCCACGCCGGGCGACCTCTACCGACTGAGGACCGTTCTGGACCCGGTCGACCTGAAGACCGGGCGGTCGCTGTGACCCAGACCTACGCGCGCCGACCGCGCGGGATCCTGCGCCGGTTCTACTGCCCAGTCTGCGGTGATGTGCGGACCCTCGGGCCGCGCGAGGCCCGGATCACGGCGCACAACCGCCAGACCGCCGAAGGCGGTACGACTTGTCCTGGTGGCAGGCCCGACAAGACGAAGGACGCCGCGCCATGACGGAGCGAGCAGGGCCCACGGCGGTAGCAGGACAGTCTGGTCTGGCCGGGGCATTGAATCAGGTGATCGGACTGTGCCGGGAGCACCAGGTGCCGGATGATGACGGGAACTGGACGACTGCTGATCTGGTGGACCCTGCCGAGATCCTCGCCATCATCGGGAAGTGGGTCGCGTGACCGAGCACCGGCTGTTCACCGAAGAGGTGCCGCACGTCTCCACCGCCCAGTTCCACGCCGACCGCGAGCGGGCCCCGCACCTGGAGCAGGACCACCACCGGCCACGGCTGGAGACGGCCGCCGGGTTCGTCCGGCAGGCGGTCTACGAGTTGCACGCTGACATCTCGCGCCCTGAGGGCCAGGACGGCTGGGTCACCGTCTCCGATCTGGGATGCGGAGACGGCGGACTTCTCTCCCTGCTCAAAGGGATGCCGGATCAACTGCACTGGGGCTACGACTTCCAGCCGTCCAACGAAGCCGGCTGGCGGGAGCGCGGGGTGGACGCCGAACTCCTGGACGTCTTCGGTGCAGGCCGGTCCGAGGCGGCTCTAGGGGAGGTCTCGGTCATGACCGAGGTGCTGGAGCACGTTGCCGACCCGGAGGACGTCCTGCGCTGGGTGCGTGCCGGGTCGAAGCGCTTGGTGTGCTCCAGCCCGTGGAACGAGGGGCCCGGCAACCACTGCCCCGAGCACGCCTGGGCCTGGGACATGGACGGCTACGCTGCGCTGCTGCGCCGGGCGGGCTGGCAGATCGAACGGCACGAGCAGGTCGGCCTCTTCCAGGCGGTGCTGGCGAAGTGACAGGTACCGAACGCCGCAGCCCGAGCCGAGGTGTCGGCCCCATCGGCGTCGGAATGCCCGCGTCACTTCATCTGGACGCGTTCGGTCGCGAGGTCAACGACGCCTTCGACTCGTTCCCGATGCTCGTTGGCTCGTCAGCCACTAGCACGACGTGGCGAGACGTCGACCTTCGGCTGATTCTGCCGGACGCCCAGTTCGACGCGCTGTTCCCGAAGCTGGTCAAGCCGTCTCGAACGAATCCGATGTGGTCGCTGATGTGCGCGGCCCTGTCCGAACTGGGCAGGCAGCGAACCGGACTGCCGGTCGACTTCCAGATCCAGCGGATGTCCGACGCCAACAAGCGGTACGACTCGACGCATGTCCGATACCCGGTCGGTCTCTACGTGGACGGTGGCCGATGACAACTCCTCCGCTCGTGACCGGGGCCCAGCCGGGATCCTGGCGCGACCTGGACCACCCCTTCGTCGGCGAGGTGCCCGCCTTCTTGGTGACCGAGGTGGTGCCGACCCTCGGCGGCCAGCGGCTGGCCCTGGCGGTGCGCGTCCCCAACACCACCGTCTCGGTGCTGCTGGCCAAGGACGACGCCCTGCGCTGGGCCGACCAGATCCGCGCCGAGGTGGCCAAGATGAACGGCCTGATCCTCCCGGGAGGCTGACGTGCACGGACTCCTGATCTGGTTCGGCATCACCAATGCCGCCGGGCACGCCTACTCGTTCTGGTCCGGTATCGGCTCGGACCTCGGCGAGATCACCATCATCGGCGGTCTGCTGATGGTCCTGCGCAAGCACAACTGCGAGGTCCACGGCTGCTGGCGGCTCGGCCGCCACACCACAGCCGGCGGCCATACGGTCTGCCGCAAGCACCACCCGGACGACAGGCTCACCGCGCGGGACGTCCAGGACGCGCACCGCGCGGCGTTGCAGTCTGTCGGCACCCGGGAATAGCCCCGGTCAGAGGCCGTCCATCTTCTGGGCCACGTACTCGGCGAGCACACTGAACGCCTCGTACATCTGCTCGGATTGCCTGACCACCTTGTTCTCATCGAAGTTCGGTGAGTCGAGGCCCACCGCGATCTCGGCGGCAGCGGCGAACGCGTGAGCCGCAGCCAGAAGAGCCGCAGCGGCGACGCCCATCTGCTGCGAGGCGTGCGGGACCTGGAGGATGCCCTGTCGGGCGAACGCGGACAACTCCCGTACCTGCGAGGCGATGTTCGCCAGGATGGGCGGCGTCTCCCGGTCGAAACCCTGGAACCAGCCCTTCTGCACGTCGTTCTGGAGCGGGCCGCCCCGCAGGCCGTACTCCATCTGGGCCACGACGGCTTTCAGCATCCCGAGGTACTGCGCCGCTTCGCCGCGATCACCCATCGGGTGGACCGTGCCGGGCGGCCTGCGCACCTCCAGGCCGAGGTCCAGGGAGTTGATCGCCCGTTTGACCTGCCGGGCCTGCGGCAATGGGATGGCGTGGGTACGGGCACCGCGCGGTTCGTCGTCCATCAGGTCTGTCTCCACTTCATGCGGTTCGAAGAACGGGTTCAGGATGTCAGGAGGAGCTGACAGTCAGAGACCGATCCCGCGCATCGGGTTGTCCCGCCACTTGTCTACCGCGCGGACGTACTCGTACACCACCGGCGACGATTTGGACCAGCGGCCGTGCTCGGCGATAAAGCTGACCGGGTGCCCGGCCCGGGCGGCCTCGGTGGGCCCGCCCGCCCGCAGGCCGTGGGCGCTGTAGGCCCCGGCGTCCTCCAGACCCGCCGTAGCGGCCCGCCGCTGTACTGCCTCGTTGACGGCCTCGCCGGTCATGCTCGCACCGAGCCGTCCCCAGCGGTCGACGCTGCGCAGCAGCGATCCCCCGGTCACCCCGAGTCCGGCCAGGGCGGCCAGCCACGCCCGGACCACCCGGACGGGGTCGGTGTCGGGGTGAACGCCGGCCGGGATGTTGACCTCGACGCCTTCGGCGTCCTGGTCGGTCTTGCTGGCCCGCACGGTGACGGTGAGCCCGTCATCGGTGAACCTGATGTCGGCGATGCGCAGAACGGCCAGCTCGGAGCGGCGGGCCATCATGGCGAAGCCGAGGACGAGCAGCGCGCGGTCCCGCTTCCCGGCGAGGGTGCCCGGGTCGGTAGTTTCGACCATGGCGCGCAGCGGCTCCAGGGTGACCGGGGGCGCCTTCCGCTTCCGCTTGCCGGCTTCCGCCCGGTCCTGTTTGTGGACCTTGAGGACGGCCAGGGCGTCACAGGTGTCCGGCTGCTGGCGGTACCCGGCGGTGCGGTGCGCGGTGCGGACGGCGGCGATCGCCTGCTCGATCGTCGCGGGCGCCCGGTCGAGGTCGGCGAGGTGGCCGGTGTACTCGGCCAGGGTGTGCCCGGTGGCCGGGAGGTCGGTACGGCCCTGCGCCGCGCACCAGTTCGCGAACTGGGTCCACTGCCGGGCGTAGGCTCGCCGGGTGTTCTCCGGCACCGACCGCTCCAGGCGGTCGCGCGTCCGGTCGGACAGAGCCCGGTCTGCCAGGGCCTGCGCGTGATCTGATGATCCGAAGAGGGTCAGTTCGCCTGGTGTCATGACCTGATTGTCTCAGGTCTGATTGATCGAATCGCAGAAACACGCTGATTCTGGCTCTCGATAAGGCAGATTATCGAGAGCGACGCCTACGGAAAGAGCCGGCACCCTTGCAGGGGTGCCGGCTCCCGGCGGGCCGTGCGCCAACACGGTGGTCCCGCCCTGTCATCCCGATTCCGAGCCAGTGCAGGAAGGGCACTGCCCTGAGTCTGGTGGATCGCCCAGTACCCGGGCAAGCGCAGCGCCGGACCGGGACTGCGGTGCCGCTATCGCGCCCGGGACGATCGCCCCCGGAACCGGCGGTACCTTGGGCCCAACCGGACCGGCGGGAGGACAGTGCTATGGCCTGGTACCACAACGTCGGGTACCGGCGGATGCTGCCCGACGAGGCCGGGCTTGAGCCCGCGTCTCTGACCGCCGCAGCCGAACCGTCCGCGGTCACCGCCGCCGCCGTCCCGGCCGCCGGGCCTTCCGCCCAGTTCATGCGCCACACCGACCGCTGGCAGAACGAGGTGTGGGGGTACTTCGACACCCTGGGGGAGTTCAACTACGGGGTGAGCTGGCTGGCCAACATGCTGTCCCGGGTACGGCTCCGGGCGGGCCAGATGGAGCCCGGCAACGACGAGCCCACCGTCCTGGACACCGGACCGGCCGCCGACCTGATCCAGCAGCTCGGCAACGGCATCGGCGGCCGGTCCGAGATCATGAAGCGGCTCACGGTCCAGCTCTCGGTCCCCGGCGAGGGGTACCTGATCGGCGAGAAGGTCAACGGCCTCTACCGTTGGCAGGTGCGCGCGGTGGACGAGGTCCGCGCGGTGGGCGCGGTGACCGGGCGGACTGGCTACGAGGTCACCGACGAGAACAACCCGAACCTGGGGACGGTCTGGCGGCCCCTGGCCGAGGACTCCATGGTCCCGATCCGGGTGTGGCGTCCACACGACCGCTTCTACCACCTAGCCACCAGCCCAGCCCGGTCCGCGCTGACCGCCATGCGGGAGCTGGAGCTGGTCAACCGGCACATCACGGCACAGTACCTGAGCCGCCTCGCCTCAGCGGGAGTACTGATCCTGCCGGAGGAGGTGTCCTTCCCGGCGCGCGAGGAGTTCGCCGACGCCGAAGACCCCTTCATGGAGGAGTGGATCACGGTCGCCGCCGAGGCGATCAAGACGCCGGGAACCGCATCCGCTGTGATCCCGATCCCGCTGCGGGTACCGGCGGAGTGGGTCAAGGACGTCCAGCACTTGGATTTCACCCTCAAGATAGACGACCAGGTGATCAACAAGCGGGATCAGGCGATACGCCGCGTGGCCACCCAGCTCGACATCCCCTCGGACGTCATGCTCGGCCTGGGCGACAGTAACCACTGGTCGGCGTGGGCCGTCGAGGAGTCCGGACTCAAGGTCCACATAGCTCCGCTGGCTGAGATCATCTGCGCCGCACTGACCACAGGCTACCTCCAGCCCCTGCTGGCAGCCGCTGGCGTGACCGACCCCAGCATCGTCGTCTGGTACGACCTGTCCGAGCTGACACTCCGTCCGGACAAGAGCATCAACGCTCAGAACGCCTACGACCGGCTGGAATTGAGCGGGCAGGCGTACCGGCGCGAGATCGGTATGAGCGAGGACGACGCACCGACTCCGCAGGATCTGCGGGACCAGGGCCTCAAATCCCTGATCCGGCTCGCGCACGGCGCGGCCCCCGGTGCGCTGGACGTCCTGACCGGCACCGAGCTGGTCACCCCGGCCACCTCCGGCCCGGGCGCGGCGCAGGAGATCCAGGGCGTCATCCCGGCCCCCGGCCAGACCGGCGAGCCGGACGAGCACACGCCGCCCGCCGGACCGACGGTGCCCGCTGCCCCGGCTCCCGCCGCAGGGCCGCCGACCCAAGCGGCGGCGGTCAACCCGGAGTTGGCGCGGCGGGTGCGGCAGGGGAAGGTCCAGCACGCGGTGCTGTTCCGGCTGGACGGACGCTGGGACCTGCGGCACCCCGATGTCTGCCGGGACCACTCCTATTCGTGCCCCTTCACCGAGGCGGTGATGCAGGACGCCCCGGCGGCGATCCCCGGAACGCCCGGCACCTACCTGTGCCACCTGGACGCCTTCGGCCGCGTGCGCCTGGACGGCCTGTCGCCGTATCTGGACACGACGGCCATGGAGTCCACCCTGGTCACTCCGCACAGCCGGGTGAACGGCCGCGCTCATGTCTGAGGGAACACCGTCCCGATTGCGTATCGGCACCCGGGACGGCCAGCCGGTGGTCGAGCAGCTCCATCAGCGCGGCCACCACGTACAGTCCGCCCACGGCCGCCGGATGCTGGCGTCCGACGCCGGCGCGGACGCCCATTCCGGGGCCATGATCGCACTGATGCCGACTCCAGCCGATGCCAAGCGGCTCGCGGTCAAGGGCGGCGAGGTGGCGGCTGAGCTGCACTGCACGCTGATGTTCCTCGGCGGTGACGCCTCGGCGTTCCCGCCCGAAGTGCAGCAGAACATCATCGCCGCCCTGCACCAGTACCCCGGCGACCAGGACCAAGTCACCACCAAGGTCTTCGGCATCGGACACTGGAACGGCGACAGCCCGGGCGCGTCCTGGGTCTGGAACGTCGGCGACAACCCGGACGCCGACGCTGCGGACTGCCCGTTGGACGACTTCCACCAGCTGGCGGCCATGGCGGTCCAGGACGCGCTGATGCTCCACCAGCAGCGCGGCGGCGATCCGGTTCCGCTGCCGGACCAGCACAGTCCGTGGGTGGCGCACATCTGCGCTGCCTACACCGACGACCTGAGCCTGGCTTCCACGCTGGAGGCGAAACTCGGCCCGGTGACGTTCGACCGGATCCGCGTCAGCTTCGGAAACGAGGACACGGACATCCCGCTGACCGCGAGCCTGGCCGCGACCGGCACCGCGATCACCGCCGCCGCTAAGCCGAAGCGGGCGAAGCGCCCGGACGAGTTCCGCCGCCTGCCGAACGCCACCGAGCTGGCCGCACGCGTCGACTTCGCGGCACACCAGCGCAGCTGGCAGCAGGCCGTGAACGGGGCCCTGACGGACTGGCAGGCGGTCACCGCCGACTGGCGCACCCAGATCAAGGACCAGATCCTGGCCGGCGGCACTGATGCCCTGTCCACGCTGTCCATCACCACGGACACGGCCGCCGACACCCTGTACGGCCGGATGCGCACTACTGCGCAGGCCGCCGGGGTGGCGCAGCAGCAGGAGGCCGAGCAGCAGGGCGTCCACGTCCCGCCTTGGAGTCTGGAACCGGGCCGGGTCGCTGCGCTGGCCGGTCTCGACCTGCTGCGCCAGGTGGCGTCCATCGCCGCCGACACCATGGGCAACCGGCTGGTGCAGGCCGCGAAGCACCGCGCGATGGGCCTGTTCAGCGTCCTCTCCGGGATCAGGCTCGCGTCCGAGGTGGAGTTGGCACTACAGGGCCTGTCCGACGCTTTCGACAAGCAGTGGCTGGGCGAGGCCATGTCGGCTGCCCAGAACGCCGGACGCATCGCCGTGCTGGAAGCCGCGCCTCCAGCCACTTACTACGCCACCGAGATTCTGGACGACCGGACATGTCAGCCCTGTCAATCAGTCGACGGAAAGGCGTTCAATTCGCTGGACGACGCCGAGGACGCCTACCCGGGCGGCGGCTATGCCGACTGCCTAGGGGGCGGTAACTGCCGGGGCACGATCTACGCTGTCTGGGACCAGGGGATGCTGGCATCCGCCGAGGAGGGTACGCCCGTGACCACCGTTGTTGAGGAAGAGCTCGGCGGCAAGCCGAACAAGGGGACCGCCAAGGACAAGCGGCTGAGCAAGAACAAGCCGGACGGGAGCACCGCCCCCAGCGGCATGTCCGACAGCGGCGGTGCGCCCTGCGCCGAGTGCCCGGACGACGCTGCGCACTTCGGCTCCAGCAACACCGTCAGCGACGCACCCTGGGACGGCAGTCCCTCGAACTTCACCCCCGTGCAGTACAAGACGGCGTCGGCCGCCTGCGACCCCGGCAACGGGACTCCCGAGGAGGAGTGCTTCCTGCCGCACCACGACCCGGACGGCGAGCTGAACCGCGCCGGACTGGCCGCGGCAGCAGGCCGGTTTAGCAGCCTGACCGGGCACAGCCCGGCGGCCGTCGCGGCGGCGAAGTCCCACCTGGTGGCGCACTACAACGCCATCAAGGAGCCGGTGCCGGACAACCTCAAGGCCGCAGCAGCCACCGGAGCCCCGGCGATCCAGCCTGCTCCGGTCATCGCGCCCGGCGGTCCGACCGCGCCGTGGTCGGGTGTCCTCGCGGTGGAGGGCGTGACCACCGGCGACGGCCGCGAGTTCGCGCCGGACGCGCTGACCTGGCAGGACCCGCCGATCCCGTTGCGCTGGAACATCCAGGACTCCCACGGCGGGGAGCCGAGGACGGTAGCGGTCAACGTCGGCCGGATCGACACGATCCAGCGGGTCGGCAACCAGATCCAGGCCACCGGCGTCCTCGACCTCTCCGACCCGAACGGCGTGGCCGCGCGCGACAAGATCGCGGGCCGTTTCGTCCGCGGAGTCAGCATCGACGCCGACTCGATCGGCGATGCCGATATCGAGATGGTCTGGCCCGAGCGGAACAACGAGGGCGACGACGAAGAGGACATCTTCGCCATGCTCTTCGCCCAGCCGGAGAAGGTCATCTTCCACGGCGGCCAGATCCGCGCGGCGACCCTGTGCGACATACCCGCGTTCAAGGACGCGTACATCCAGCTCACCGACGCCGACACCGGCGCTGTGGTGGCCGGCGGCGCGATGGACCCGGCCGAGTGGGAGGCCGCCCAGGTCGAGGAGCCTGACGAGACCGGGGCGGTCACCGCCTCCCTCGGCGTCTACACTCCGCCCGCCGAGTGGTTCGCCGACCCGGGGTTGTCGGTGCCCACCCCGATCACCGTGTCCGACTCCGGCCGGATCTACGGCCACGCCGCGCAGTGGGGGACCTGCCACATCGGCCAGACCGGGCAGTGCGTCCAGCCGCCGCGCGAGGACTACCACGCCTACTACATGACCGGGGAGGTCGGCCTGGACGACGGCACTACCGCCTCCGTCGGCCAGATCACCGTCGGCACCGGCCACGCCAGCCTCAACGTCGGGGCCCAGGCGGCCAAGGAGCACTACGACCACACCGGATGGGCAGTGGCCGACGTGGTCGTGGGCAACGACGTCCACGGCATCTGGGTCGCCGGCTCGATCCGGGCTGACGCGGACGCGGGGAAGGTGGCGGCACTGCGTGCGGCGGGCCAGGTGTCCGGCGACTGGCGGCGCATCGGCGGCAAGCTGCGCCTGGTCGGCCTGCTGGCCGTCAACGTGCCGGGGTTCCCGGTGCCGCGTATGCGCGCCCGGGTCTCCGCCGGGGCCCAGGTGGCGCTGGTCGCCGCAGGTCAGCCCACCGTGGCGCCGGGCGTGGCTGGACCCAGCGAGCACGACCTGGACCAGATGGCGATGCGCCGGGTCCTGGAGATGCTGGCCAAACGAGTGAAGGCGGACGCATGATCGGTTACTACCGCACCGAGTACTTCGATGTGGCCAGCAACACCCGGCGGAAGGCGTCCTGGTGGCAGTTCGGCACCCGGATCTTCCGCTTCACCGAGCGCACGGTCTAGGAGGACACGATGTGCAACTGCGGCAACCAGCTGCCCCCGCCGTACCAGACACCGCCCGTCCAGGCACCAGCGCCGATCCAGCAGGCGGCAGGCCCGGAGGCAGCGGGGGACCCCCAAGAGACATCCGACAATTCTGAGGTCGCAGCGCTTTAATTTCACCGATTCGGTGAAGTGAAAAGCTTCTCCTTGCTATTTCCAAGGTCGGGCGTACGGTTCGGGCAGATGCCACCCCGCCCGCCTTGGAGGCTGTTGTGTCGGGAGACGAAGTCTTTTCCTGCCCTCTCGAACTCACCCTCATGGGTGACGCCGAACTGGCCGCCCTGCGGGACCAGGCTGTCGCCGCGTTCGAGCGGGTCCACGGCCAGGACGACCTGACCCCGGAGATCCTCCAGCAGGCCACTTCGGTGGCCGACGACCTGGACCGGATCAACGAGGAGCTGCGCGTCCGCGACGTGCGTGCCGAACTGAAGGCCACCGCGGCCAAGGACACCGCCGCGCAGGCGATGGCCAAGCTGAGCGAGCGGGTCCACGGGCCGGCCGATCCGGCAGCCGCATCGCAGACCACCGGCGACCTGGAGGCCGTCGCTGCTGCGGCAGCCCGCGGTGTCACCCAGGGCCTGGTCGCCGCGATGGGCAGCGGACGCGGCGGCAACAGCCCGGCGGACGTGGTCCGCCAGGCCGCCAGCCTCAGCGCCTCGAGGCAGTTCGCGCCGGACCCGGGCGTCGCCCCGGCCAAGGCGAACCTCAAGGTGATCACTGCCTCGGTGGATATTCCGAAGCGCGGCGTGGCCTCCGGCGGCGTGGTCGTCTCGATGGAGGCGATGGCTGACGCGTTCATCCAGCGGGCCAGCAACATCCCGACCACGGCCCAGGGCCAGGGCGCCGCGCGCTACCCCGTCGCCTCGATCCAGAACCAGTTCACCCACACGGTGGACGAGCGCACGGGCCCGGCGCAGATCGACCGCCTGGTCCGGGAGCTGACCGGCGGCGACAAGCAGCAGGCACTCCTTGCCGGCGGCGGATGGTGCGCGCCCAGCGAGATCTACTACGACCTGTTCAACATCTCCGACGTGCCGAGCGGGATCATCGACCTGCCGACCGTCGGGATCAGCCGTGGCGGCATCCAATTCCCGACCAGCCCGTCCATCAAGGACGTGTTCTTCACCGCAGGCGGGAGCAACCCGGCGACCGGCATGGGCGGTTTCGCGGCCACCTTCGCCAACACGAGCGACCCGTGGCTGTGGAGCGAGACCGACGACATCAACACCGTCACCGGCTCGATCAACAAGCCGACCCTGCGGGTACCCTGCGCCAGCTTCAGCAACTCGCGCCTTGAGGTCTACGGCATCACGCTCACCGCGGGCAACCTGACCGACAGCGCGTACCCCGAGGCCGCGCAGAACTTCCTGCGGCTGCTGCGCAACGCCTACGCTCACGTCATCAACGCCAGGCTCATCTCGCTGATGTCCGCCGCGTCCACCGTCACCGCAGCCCTTCCGGCCAGCGCTACCGTCCCCGCCTTCCAGGGCGTCATGAACGGCATCGAGCTGGCTGCGGTCGACTACCGCAACCGGTTCGGCATGAGCGACACTGCCGTCCTGGAGGTTGTGCTCCCCACGTGGGTGCTGGCTGCGATCCGGGCCGACCTGACCTGGCGCACCTACGGCGACGACTCCACCCTGTCGGTCCCGGACTCGGCGATCATCGCCATGTTCGCCACCCGCGGCGTGGCCGTCCAGTTCGTCAGCGACTGGCAGGTGCGCGGTGCCAGCCAGTTCGGGCAGGCCGCAGCCCAGATGACCGCGTGGCCGACCACGGTGCAGTTCATGATGTACGCCGCCGGGACGTTCCTGCACGGCACGGGTCTGAGCCTGGACCTCGGCGTGATCCGGGACTCCATCCTCAACGCGGAGAACGACTTCACCGCGGCCTGGGCAGAAGAGGCGCACCTGGTGGCCAAGGTCGGCCACGAGTCCCGCCTCTACACGCTGACCTTCATGGTCAGCGGCCAGGGCGTCGCCAGCCTCGCTACCGGCGGCCAGCCCAACCTCTGATCCGCTGTCAGTCCACAGTCCGAGCGGGAGGAGTGAGCCATGGCCGGAGCAAGGCAGATAGTCGACGGCCCGGACTTCACCACGCTTCCGTTCGGGCTGTGGGACACCATCCAGCAGCGGACCGCGACCGACCCGCACTGGCAGAACGGCATCACCTGGGTGGACATCTGCCCGTCCCCCATCGGGTCGACCACCTATGACGACTGCATAGCGGTCACCGGCACCGGCGGGGCGCCCTCTGCTCCGCCGCTGGTCGCCAGCGACGTCACCCAGACTGTCCGAGGTGCGACGCCGTTCACGATCTACGCGGAGTTCGACGCCTCGCCGGTCGGCCTGGACTCGCTCGGGGCCCGGGCGCTGGCGGAGACCAACCTGGCCCGCATGGAGCCGTTCACGGTCGAGCAGGCGTTCTGGACCGGCGTGTCCGGGGGACAGGCGACCGTGTGGCCGCACCTGTCCTCCAACACCGTGCTGGACGACGCCAACGGGATCCTGATCCAGACCGCCGCCAGCCCGGTCGTCACCGGGACCGGGGTGGACGCGGCCACAGCGATGGGCCAGCTGGAGACCGCTCTTGCTTCCTGCTACGGCGGCCAAGGCGTCATCCATGTCCCGCGCCTGGCCCTGTCCACGCTGAGGGCCTGGCAGCTAGTGATGATCAGCAAGGACGACGGGATGCTGTACACCGCCGCCGGGAACAAGGTCGTCGTCGGCGGCGGCTACCCGGGGACCTCCCCGGCCGGAGCCGCCCCGGCCGCCGGGTACGCGTGGCTCTACGCCACCGGCGCAGTCTTCGGCTACCGGTCGGATGTGACCGTCCGCCACATGCCGGAGACCTTCGACCGGGCCAAGAACACCGTCAAGGCCCAGGCTTTTCGTACGTATGCAATCGGTTTCGAGTGCTGCCACCTGGCGGCTCAGATAGAACTCGGCGTGCCCACGTGAGGGGTGAAGATGTCAGCCACAGCTAGCTGTGTAGTCCCGATCAAGGGCACCGTCTACCGAATGATCGCGCTCGATACCTGCGGCAACCCGATCACGGGCACCGGCGGGAACGTGATCACCTCCAAGGGCTTCGTCCAGGTGGCGATGACCCCGCAGTACCAGGCCGGGGTCGAGTTCTTCGAGGTCACCGCCGACGGCACGCCCTGCGTCAACCAGATAGACGACGCGGTCCTCAAGCGCTACGAGCTGGTCATGGACTTCTGCGAGACGAACCAGACCGGTGCCTCCTGGATGGCCTCCATGCGCGAGCTGACCTCCAGCAACGGTGCCACCGGCTACGGCTTCGCCGGGCAGGAGGGCCAGATGACCAACCGCTGGTCCCTGGAGGTCTGGCAGAGGATCGCCGGCCAGTACTCCTGCGACATCAACGGCGCCCAGCAGTACATCTACAACGCGTGGCCCAACGTCGGCGCCGCCCAGCTCGGGGCCTACACGATCTTGAACGACAAGTCGACGCTGACGATCACGGCGGAGACCCGGGCGGTGTCCCTGGCACCCACGGTGGGCTGGGGCAAGCCCTCGAACCAGAGCAGTACCAGTTACCTGCCGCCGGGCTTCGCCGCCCAGGCCGCCGACCACTGGTACTGGAGCATCACCTCGGTCGCGCCGCCCGCGCCCGCCTGCAACCCGCTCTACCTGTAGGGGGCCGCAGTGAGTGCCGTGATCCTCCAGCCTCCGGAGCAGCACTGGACCTGCCCGAACTGCACCACGACCGCGGTGACGGCCGGGAAGCCGAACCGCTACCACAACTGCGGCGGCCTGCGAGGGCTGCTCGCGCCGATGGTCCTGGACGGCTTCCTGGGCCGCGTCATCGCGGTGGAGCGCGAGGACTACGTGGGCAGTGAGCTGGTCCATTTCGACGGCGAGGGGCGTCCGGTCATGGCCGTCGTCACTGAGCGGCCGGACGGCAGCAACGACGTGATGGTGAACGTGCCGACGGCACAAGGGACGGTGGCCTGAGATGTCCGGATGGTCCTCCAGCAACATCTTCCAGGCCTGGGTGGTCAACCCCATGCTGGCTAACACCGCCAGCATGCCGACCAGCTACGCCGGCCTGGTCGCCGACACGGTCAAGGCCGCCCTGTTCAACAACACCGGCACGCCGGACCGGACCGTGGCCGCAGCGTTGAGCGGCTACAACACCGGCCAATGGGTCACCGCCAACGAGGTGGCCAACGGTACCCAGTGGGTCGCCGGAGGCGTCGCCCTGAGCGGCGGCGCTGTGGCGGGCAGCGCGGGCACGGTCACCTACTCGGCTTCGAACATCGCTGGTTCGGCCACCTGCACCATGGCCAACATCTACGGGACCCTGGTCTACGACTCCGCCATCACCGGCGGCACCGTGGCCAAGCAGGGCGTCTGCTTCAACTACTTCGGCGGGGCGCAGTCCGTCACCTCAGGGACCTTCTCCCTGAACTTCAGCGGATCCGGGATCTTCACCTTCACGGTCTGATCCGTTCCCTGATCGGAGGTGGCCGTGACGATCGCCCCGGTAAACGCCGACGTCGCCGTTGCCAACACCACCTCCTCCCTGGCTGTCGCCGTGCCGTCGGGCACCGCCAACGGGAACCTGCTGCTGACGGTGGCCGTCCTCAACACCGCCGGTTCGGCGGTCACCGTCGCCTCCGGCTGGACACGCATCCCCAACTTCCCGGTCACGGCCGTGAACTGCACCGTCGATGCGTTCTACCGGATCGCCGCCTCCGAGCCGTCCTCCTACACCTGGACGATCTCGCCCGTCTCCAAACTGCTCCTGGCCTGCCTCGCCTACTCGGGGACCTCGACCTCCGCGCCGGTCGAGGCCTCAGCGGCCGTTGCGCAGTCCGGGGCCTCGACCACGCACACCACTCCCTCGGTCACCAGTATCGGGACGGGTGACTGGGTCGTCCAGATCTTCGCCGACCGCGCGTCCACCATCACCTCCACCTGGACCGTGCCGGTCGGCACCGCCTCGCGCGCCGCCACCGGCAACACCGGCTCGGCGGACGCGAGCATCGCCGTCTTCGACACCAGCGGCGCGGCGCCGGTGGGCAGCGCCACCTGGACGTCCACCGCGTCCCAGTCCTTGGCGGACGCCGTCATGGCCGCGATCGTGATCTCGCCCCTGGGTCTGGCGGTCTCCGCCGGATCCGCAGCTGCCACGGGGACCGGCCTCGCGCCGAGCACCGGACTGGCCGCCTCTGCCGTGTCTGCGGCGGCCACCGGCACGGGCCTGGCGCCGAACAGTGGCGTGCAGGTCTCCGCCGGATCTGCCCCTGCCACAGGCACGGCCTACACCGTCTCCGCCGGAACCTCGACGCCCGTCACCGGGCTCGCGGGGGTAGCCCAGGCCGTCGGAGTGAGCCTGGCCACCACTGCGGCACTGACGGCCTCCGCGGGGTCCGCTGCTGCGACAGGGACAGGCTCCGCACCGGCCGCCGGGCTGGCGGTCTCCGCCGGGTCGGCGGCCGGCACCGGTACCGGTTGGCCGCCGGGAACCGCGGTGACCGTCTCCGCCGGGACCGGTGCGGCCACCGGTACCGCCTTGCAGCCGAGCCCTGCCCTGGCCGTCCCTGCCGGATCCGCGGGTGCAACCGGGACCGGCGTGCCGGTGGCCGCAGCCCTGGCCGTCTCCGCTGGATCGGCCGCGGCCACCGGCACGGCCTATCCCGCGACCGGCAGCGCCTCCGTCCCCGGCACGGCCACGGCGGAGACGGCTGCGGCCACCGGCACGGCCTACGCGGCGGTGGCCGCAGCTTCCGTCTCGGCCACGGGAACTGCGGGAACCGCCACTGCGGCCGGTGCGGCCTACTCGAGCACGGTCGCCCTGGGTGCCCTCGCCACGGCGGCAGCGGTGACCGGCACGGCCTGTCCGGGTGCCGCTGCTCCGAGTGTCCTTGCCGGCACAGCCG